CAAAGCACCATTGAACAATACTGGCGCACCAGCAGAGCCTGTATTAACCGCTAGAGCAGTAGCAATGCCAGTTCCTAGACCTGACACACCAGTAGAGATTGGAAGCCCTGTAGCGTTTGTTAAGGTTGCGCTAGTGGGTGTTCCAAGGATAGGAGTTACTAGGGTAGGTGAAGTAGCAAGTACATTGCTACCAGTTCCTGTATTGGTCACAGAGACTATGTTCTTACTAGCATCTAACGCCAAAGCAGTAGAGGCTGTTAAACCAGACAGCGTAGCAGTACCAGATGCTGACAGAGTGGTAAATGCACCAGCAGCAGCCGTAGATGTACCGATAGGGCCGTTAAACGAGTCGCCAACAGCACCTGTCTGAAAGTCCTTCAGTTGAGCCATTAACTCACGGATAGCATCGTTAATTCCAGAAGGTGCGCATCCTTCAGCAATGTTAATCGAATCTATGTCTGTGTTATTAGCAGGGGTTGCGCTAAATTCGCTGATTTTTGTACGTGGCATATCTATTCCTCAATGAAAGACCATTTATGACCATAAGCAACAGAATTCTTTTTAATTGCAACTCTAATGTTATTTCTGGCTTTTGAATTTATGGCAACATTCCTTGCAGCCTCTGCAAGTGAGCCATAAACAACGTTATTTGTTAAGCATTTTACTTTCTTACCACGCAAATGACCAATTTTTAAATGGCTTTCAGACATTTTTTTACGAGTGTCTTCATCGTGATTTTTGCCATACATATGATGGTTTTCACCAGCACGATAAGACATTGTTTTAGCAATTTGCTTTTTTACTTCCTCTGTATGCTTTTTTCCATACATAGGTGCTAGTTCACCAGTTCTAACTGATGGGTACGATGTTGAAAATCCAACACCCCCATCAGATATATTCATACATAAATCAGGCCAACATTCTTTTGCATTAACAATGATTTCATACTCTTGTCTATATGCTTCTTCTTCAGTTTGGCAAGATTTGACCACTCTAGTAAAAAGTTTCCTTTTTGCTTTCTTTGCTCTTAACACCCATACACCAGAACCACAATAATTGTCATTCAAATTTGCGGTGCTATGCTTACCAATATAGAACTTTCCATTCTCTATATTTGTAGTGACATAGACTAAATGGTGCATATCAGTCCTTATTGGATACCTAAGAGATTACGCTGTTCTTCGTCTAAGTCTTCCATGGACAATAGACCTCTAGCTGTCGTTGGTGTCACAGCCCTAAATGGCCCACCAATTGTTTGTGGAATACCACCAGTACGCATTATATTAGTTAAGTCCTCTACGCTGCCTCTACGCATATTAGTAGCCAATCCACGAGAGCCAGCAGCACCAATAGTTAAAGGAATTCCAATCATCGGTGCTAATGCAGTAGTTCCTACACTAAGACCAACTGGCACAACACCAGTAGGTGCAAAGCGTCCAAAGAACTTCAACATATTTTGAACATTACCACCCTTGGCAGCTTGCTCAATAGCATCCTGTTCAGTCTTAGTAAACAATCGCATTTTCTTGTCATTCTTAGCAAGTTGGCGCAATTGTTTAGCAAGTGAGTTTTCTTCACCAGACTGAGTAAACTTACTCTTGTCTAGTTTAGCTTCATTAAGCATATCCTCAAAGACTTCTGCTTTCTTCATTTTTGAATAAGCATTACGAGCCTCAGACCATAACTGACCTGCGTTTTTCATGTCACCAGAAGCAATTGATTCTTTAGGTACAGTCATCAAGTAGTTATCGTAGTCATCCAAAAGAATAGATGCCATTCGTCTTTCTTCTGGCTCAATACTCTTTTGACCAGAACGAATCATCTTACGCAATGCTTGAAGTTCAGTCCAATCTTTAGGTTGAGCAGTAGAAGTTAATTCTTCAATAGCACCAGCAACTTTTGGAAATGCTTTAGGCGTATAGCCTTCTTGTCTCAAACCTTTTGCAATATCATCCATTGCATTAACAAACTCATCAGTTTTTAACTGCACACCAGACTGTTGAAGTTGGTCATACCTGTCTGTTGCAATTCTGTCTAATGCTTGTGTAGATAAAGCCTCTTGTTTTTGAGGACGCTTAACGCTACCAGCAGCACCTGTAGCCAATGTCGTAGCTGCGCCATACAAAGGATTACCAGTAGCTTCTGTGACTGTTTGTCCAGACATAACAGCAGTAGGAGTAACAATCGCTTGTGTCTTAGGGGCTACAGCAAGTTGTTCTGTAACTCCACGAGTAACAGGAGATGCAGCAGTTGTAGAGGCTTTAATCAAAGCAGGGATAGTTCTAGCCACTCCTGTCATTGCTTCTAATCCACCACCAACAACACGCTCAGTTGGTGTTTGTGTCTCTGGCGCAGCAGGTACACCAGAACGAGTCATCAAGTTTTGAATAGCTTGAGATGCTGGCATCAATCGCTTTTCAGTAAATGGTGAAGCAATTACATTTAATAGTGCATTGACTGCATCAGCAGCAGGAACAGCCATTGAACCTACAAGAGCACCCAATGGGCCACCATAAGAGCCAATCTGTGCGCCAGCTAATGTAGGCGCAACAGCACGATAAGTTAAACCTGCGCCACGCTCAAATGATTCTCTAAGTGTTGGAGACTTAGGCTGACCTTGATTAAGAACAGCTAAACCAGCATCGGAAACTTTAGTTAAGTCTCCTGATTGCAAAGCCAAAAGGTCACTATCAGATAATTGAGTTAAGTCCATTATCCACCGCCTTTTTTGCGTCTTTCAATTTCTGCTTGAATAGCATCTTGACTTGGCAAACCACCAGTTGTAGCAGGGGCAGTTGGCAATTTAGGTATTGGTGCAGTAATGTCTTTTGCAGCACGACCAGATGCAACTTCAGCAGATTTAAGCAAGTTTGTAAGACGCTCTTGCTTTGTTTTAACTGTTGCCGCACTATCACCCATTTGTGGGAAGAAAGATTTTTTGTAACCAGCCAACTGCTCACGGCTATATGCTGCACCAGTTCCCAATGTCAAAGCCGCATCAAGAATATCCTCTTGTGCTGCCTCAACAATTTGACGCTGTTCTGTGTTAATCTTGTTTGGCAAGAAGTCTGTTCGTGAAACAAAACGAGCAACTTCAGCCGCAGTATTTGGTAAAGCCGCTTTAGGGTCAGCACCGATAGCCTCATTCATTTGTCCAACGCTAAAGTTCAATCTGCTTGCAAGAACGGCTGACTTACGCTCACCTTCTGATGGCATATTGATTGTTGTGCTTGGGCGTTTTTGTTCTTGTAACTGAATATATGCTGCCTGTTGGTCTTTAGGCAACTTCATAAAATCTTGAAACTCTTTAATTGAACCAGTAGGTGCATCAGGTGCGGTATAAAGAACACGCATATCGTCTTTATCAAGAACAACATTTCCTACAGTTACAGTATCACGCTTCCTGTTTCCAGCAACTAATCTTGGAGGCATACCAGCAGAAATCTCATAAAGCGCACCATTAACTTCTTTATATTCTGGTTGCATTGCTTTCTGAGATGCAACCAACTCATTTAGTGCTTTGCGACCTTCAGCAGAACCCATCAACTGAGGAATTGCTTTTTGCAAATCAAAGCCACCAGCAGTCATGCCTTCGCCTACTCGCTGACCCATTATGTCTTCGCCATAAATCTCTTGTGGCTTGGTTACAGCACCTTGGATAACACCTTGAATTCGTTGCTGTTCAGCTAATTGTTGTTGCTCTAACTTACGCTTACGAATCATGTCAGCCAATTGGACATTCTGTAACTGGCTTTGCAATGTGTCTTGCATACCGCCTTTGTAGGCTTGCTGACCACGTTGTAATCCTTCAACAATAGACTGACCAGTATTGCCACCTTGGAATAAACGCCCTGCTAGGGCATACAAGGCTTGTGCTTGTGCGTCTTCACGATTACGAGCAATGTCAGCTTGTGACATACCGAGCAGACCCATTGTGTCTGCACCGCTAGTTCCAAAAATGTCTAATAGTCCAGCCATGTTATTCCTTAACCAATAAATGAGCCAAGGTCTTGATTGCCATAATAAACACCACTTCCAAAGCCACCACCGCCACCAATCTGGCTCATCGCAGAGGGTGCATTGCCACCAAGGAAACTTGAACTAAATGGATTTAAGTAACTTAGATTAGGTGAGCCTAGATTCTTGTAAACAGCAGCACCAGTTGCAGCAGTACCTAATACCTTTTGCAAGGTAGAAGTATCAGCAGCACCAGATGCAGTAGTAGAACCCACTCGTCCTAATGGGTTGCCATATACCAATGACATATAGTTTTGTAAGTTCTGTTGTGGTTGGTTTTGCAAGAAGTTAAAACGCTGAATATCAGCACCCAACTGTTGACCTTGGTAACCTTCACGCAACTGACCTGCTTGCAATAACTGCTGAATATCTTGGTAATCAGTAGCTGCTAACTGAGGCGCAGCACCAATAGCAGCTTGTTGCCTTGCTCGTTCTTGCTCGTAGTTCTGATAAGCCAGTTGACCTGCTGTGTTAGTCAATGCTTGTGCATATTGACCAGCAGCACGATTCTGTAGGTTACCCAT